GCAGTGGTTGTGGTCGAGAAGGTGTACTTGGGTTGGGCGGCGCTGGCTTCACTCGCAGCGGTGACAGCCGAGGCAGCGGCGGCGTCCTTGGATACGACAGCGGCGGCGGCACTGGCGGCAGCAGCAATTGCAGCACCACCACCATAGTTGGCGTCACCGTAGGTCTTGTTAACTGCGTTACCACCAATGGTGGGGGCAGCAAGGTTAAGGGTCTGTTTACTGTTGAAGTCTAAGTCAGCTGTCAGGGTATTAGTGGCTGTACCGTCACGGCTGACAGTAAGCTCCATAGCCGCTTCAATCAAAGCATTGTTAGCATTGATCGTATTGATAGCTGAGGTTTCGTTGGAGGTAAGGCTTGTGAGGTCTGTGGTGGTTAGCTTAGCCATCTGTCAGATGCCCCTATTTAAGTTACATCTACTACGACTGTGATGTGTGCACGAGCATTGGAGGTGTTAGTCCCTCCGTTACAGGCGATCTCTAAAGCCTGACCTGCTGTCACAGTGTTAGCCCCTGAAGGGGTAGAGGAATCGACATCACCTGCCGCAGAGCCTGAGAAGGCGATTGTGATTGCACCTGATGTGACAGCCACTGTTGCGATCTTAGGTGTAAGGATAGTATTGGCTGTTGCGATAGCTTGATCAATAACACTATAGATTTTCTGGATATCCCCTGCGAGAGGGATCACTAAGTAATGCGACCCAGCTGTGCTTAGGTCGTCGATAGTGTATTCGAGTGTGATTAGATTAGAATTATTGATGGAGGCAGTGTTGATGCTGTCAGCGTCAACCTTCTCCCAACTACCTGATCCAGCCCCGTTACTGACGTACACAGTATGGATAGATGCACTGTGAGCATCCTTAGGTTCATGTAGTGCGGTGGTGGTCAACGTATTATGGTCAGCGATGGGACTACACTCCTATTGTATTTTACAAGTTAAGTAAGTAAGGGGAAGGCCTACTAATGAGACCCTCCCCCATACTCAACTAAGCTTAGCGACGGTACTTAATCACTAGGTCAGCAGCACCAGCCGTGAAGGCAGCGGTACCGTAAGACAGTGATACGAACAAGGGACGATCCCCTGTACCAGCCAAGGCAGCTGCACCGGAGCCGACTAGGGCACCGTCACAGGCTAGGTGGTCACCAACAGCGTCGATGGCTGTGAGAGCCACCGCAGCGTCAATACCGTCAGCATCGTTCACGGAGAACGTGCCATCGCCATCGTCATTCCACAGACCCATAGTCAGGGTAGCAGACCCGCCTGAAGTAAAGGCAGTGGTAACATAGAGGGTAGCCGAGATGATATGAGAACCATCAGGGATACCAACCGTGGGATGGGCTGACAACAGAGCATCGGCTGAAGTAATAGCCGTACCTGTGATCGAGAAAACAGCTTCCTGTTCATCACCCATTGTTGAAACATGACCTTCAACAGACAGTGCGGCACGTTCAGTGCCAAACCGTACATTGAGACCATCATCGTTAGTCCAGCGTTCAGTAGCAGACATAATCTATATCCTCCCTTAAACTTGATCGGTGTCTGAAAGACAGACAACTAGGTTTTCAGGACGGTACAGTTTAACGCCGTAACGAGCAGTGGTAACATATTCTTCACGCTGGAAGTCTTTGTTGTACTCAGAATCAACCTGAGGCAACTGACGCCATGCACCAACGAAGGGCAGGATGTCGGACGCAGCACTGAAGAACAGATTAGCTTTACCAGCGGCAGTGGTTACACTGTCAACGGTTTCGTTAGCATCAGCTAGGTAGTTGCTGGTGTAAACGTCAAAGCCGTAGATGTTCTTAATGAACTTCATACCAGTTGCAATACCGTCAGAGACGATACCTTCCCAACGTGGGTTATTACTTACGTTAGTTAGGTTAGCCAACGTGTTGATCGTGTACTCAACTGAGGGATCAACAATAGCAATAAGGTTAGTGTCAGGTACGTTAGCTTTCTTAAGAGAGTAACGAGCCTTAGCAAAGTCAGCAGTGGTAAACACTTCGTTCGTACCTGAGGCAACAAAGCGATGCGGTGCACCATTGATGTTGTTCAGAGCACTGGCAGTCTGTTCGGACTGAAGACCCATGATCTTAGTTTCAACACCTTCAAGGATCGCACGAGACTGCTTAGGCACGAATGAGCTTACCAGCTGATCCATGTAGAAGCCGTCCTGACGAGCTTTGTTAGTGATGTAGTGACCAGATGATTTATATTGATCAACTGAGAACTGGAACTCACCAGTGTCGAGGGCGCGATATTTAACTGATTCGCCTTCGGCATAGTCGTCCTGTACTGCGTCACCGATAGAAGGAATGGTGAAAGTGTCCCCGTCTGGGAACTCGTTCATCCAGTTAACGTAGGTCGTAGCCTGTAGTTCGTCCTGAAGGGTTTCCTTCAGTTGGCTAGACCACACTTCTGAACGAATCAGATGTGCTGAGTTGCCTGTATCCATAGCCATAGTGTTTTATTCTCCGTAGCTAGATTAAAGTTATTGATTATAAAAGCCGTCTTGGCCCTTCTCTGTTCTCATCTTAAACAACTGGTTCTGAACCTTAGGGGTAAAGTATTTACGTGGGTTTTCCCGGCGCATTGCCTCGAAGGATTCCCATGTTCCCGGTTCAACATTGTTAGTGCTTAAGTTATGCACAGCTGCGGTATTTGTCGTACCAACTGTTACGCTTGGGGTAGGGGTCTGTACCTTCTGCGTTGAGATACCCAAGGTGTTAAAGAATGCATCAGGAGACTTAGCAGCTACCTCACCAAGGAACTCGACACTGATGCCCAGTTCTCTGGCTTTGTTCTGAAAGACTTCCCCGGCTTTATCACCGTAGAGTTCCTTCATCTTGGTATCAGCTATCTGTTGATTAACAGCAGCAGTCTTCTGAGTATCCCTCTGATCTAGGGTACTAGAGATAAGCTTGGACAGGCTATCTTCATCCAGCGAGGGAGTGGTATTCTCCGGGGCTTGACGAGCAGCTTGCAACTCCTCACGTTCTCTCTTGATAGTGTCAACCATATCTTCTGCATTGAGTCTCTTGTCGAGTTCACTGCGTAGTTGAACACCTTCGCCTTCTAGTTTGTTAATGTGACCGTCAGCGTTCTGGTAGCCATTGGCTAAGTCTTCGACGGTCCGGTATTTCTTTCCTTCACCCACTAAAGCATCTAAGGCACTTGGGGTTATAGCTTCTGGGGTAGAGACTTGTGGTTCAGTAAAGATGTCACTCAAGGGTCGTTCCTTTCTAAGTCGGTCAACTTCAATATATCATTAAGGACTCGTAGCTGCCCATTCCTATCTGCCTGTTTACAGGCCCATGCTGGACTATCGTAGTCGTCACGTGGGGAGGAGAGGGTAACCACCTTTTGTTTAAGGATGTCACTTAAACGTTCTAGGAGGCTACTACTATTTCTTACGTAGCCTTCAAAGTCTTCTTTACTCTGCTTGTCGCTTAGATGGGAAGACCATAGAGTAACTAACTTACTCATTCATTATACCTTTATTATACCATACCCTGTCAGTAAAGTCAATAGCTAATTTACTACTGGGGTGGTAATTCTTCAGCGGTGGTGCCACTCAATGTATCGTTAACGGCAGTCTCTTCATCCAAGGTTGATTGCCCAGCGTTGACCATACGTTGTGTTTCCATCTGTTCAGCCACCCTGATGTTAGGCTGTACTAGGTTGAACTTCTCGATGTCCAGTAGTTCCTCAATGGTCTGAGCAACAGCCAGTCCACTGATATGTACGTTGACAGCTGGGTCCTGACCGATAGCACTATTCATCAGATTAAGGAGGTTCTGGAACTGGTTAGCTCTTGCAGCAAAGTGTCTAGCGCCAACTGGACGGATTTTACCTCTAGCTGCGAGGTCTTCTGGAGTGATAGTTTCAAATAGAGCTGCTCCAAACTCGTCGTCCACGACTCTAACAACATCACTGATCTCCATGTTACGTCTAGCAAGCTCCAACATATCATTGAGGAGAGGCTCTAGGTAGTTACGCTCGAAGTAACTTACCTTGTTCATGAATACTCTGGAGGATGCATTGTCTAAGGTCTGGACTTCAAAGGCAGTCTTCTCACCGGGTGTACGAATACCCATAGCCTGCCTAGGTGCACCTGCCATCTCCTCCATCTTGTTCTCAAGGACCTGTATCTGCATGTCAGCATTAAGGGCTGTAGTGTCAGGACGCATGAAGTCAACGTTACCGTCTTCCCCTACGAATATCTTCTCACCGGGGCCGAAGGTGAAGTCTTCAACGAAGCCCTGTACCTTAGCCATAGGGTGAGCGATCATGTCGAACACGTCAGCCTTGAGGTTCTCTAGGTGGTCAATCCTGTACTGCATCCCCACTAAGTTATCGAGAGGACCCATAGCCATAAGATTGTCAGGGCGTAAGCGCCAACCAGCATGGCGGATGCTATTCCCTCTCCACGAAGGATTAGGAACGTTTCTGATGATCTTCTGACGATCCACGATAGTGATGATACGATTCTTGAGAAGCTTCTCGTTCTCCACATCATATATGTCACCGTGAATCTCCAGTAGCTCAACATAACCTGATTGGTAATAGTCGATGATAGAACCGAATCCATCAATCTGATAACCTTCATTCTTAGGCATATCCGCTGTGGTAAGACCTGATACAGACCTACGTGTTGTGATGATCTCTTGGAAGACTCCATCGAGATAACCCATCTCAGGATGATCTTCGATGTCGGCGGCGACCTCACCGAGGGACTTAATCGACCTGATGATCTTAGGGCTGTTCTCGATGGAGTTAGCTGTTGGGTTAATCAGGATGTCGTAGGGACTGATCCTCAGGGCCTTAGGACCTACATAGCCGGGGATGACTTCCCCGGTCTCATCGTCAGTCCTAGTCTCATTTACGTACTCAGATGTACCGAAGACGTTACCGTAGTCGATATAGTCGTAGACCATACTACTGACAGTGTTAATGAAGTTACTGTACCGGAGCTTGTTCTGCATATAAGCAGTGATTACTTTACGTTTCTCTTCAGCTTCACTATCCTCATCATCACCTTCCCATAGTAGCCAGTCATCATTTGGGAACAGTGCTGCCATGTAGTTTGCATGTAGGTTATCCCGCAACTGAGTAAGCTTCGGGGTAGTCGTGCTATTCTTCCAAGGTAGTGAAGAGTTAGTTGTCTTAGTAGTGTCAGTTGCGAATAGATAATTGCGTAACTCCTTCTTCTCCTCTACCCAGCTACGACGATACTTATCATAGTCTAGGTAACGATTTACGATAGCAGTAGCCAGTGCGTCTGGCGTACCGATGAACTCTGCGAAGTCTTCTGTACGTCCAGCCATTATACATGCTCTTCATTATTTAAGTAGTGTAATTGCGCTGGCCCACGCTCAGACCATTTCTCAATAGCGTAAACAGGATGGTCGTAATCATGCTCTGCGTCATCTGTGAAGGTTACACCGTTATCTGCTACCAGCCTGTGGTTAGTTGTTACCATAGTGTAGTATGTCTCATGAGCTTCGATAGCGACTGCATCTTCACTAGCTTCTACACGTTTCCAAATTCCACGTTCAAAGACTGGATGCTCCCCAGTTAAATGAACACCACGGTAGTCATACCAATGCTCACTAGAGCCGTCTCCGGTAAGAGTGAATAGGACAGTTCCTCCTAGGATATTATCAGTTGCCTTGAAGTCTTCAACAGCTTTGAAGGTACCATTATCTAATTTAAACATAGTCCCTTTGTCGAAACAAAATCCACTAGCGTTTCCTGTGCCTGAGCCTCCACTAGGCCCTCCATTCCCACCTTTACGGTTCTTAGTTGCTGTCTTTGCTTTTGCAGCAGCCACTGCTGATGCTGTTCTACTAACTGTTGCTCCTACTGAGGCTGCTTTATTACCTGCTGCAACCCTAGCACTGAGGGTTTGAGATGTTCTAGGGGATACAGCAGGAGCTTTAGCCCTTCTAGTGATACCTAGGTGAGTTCTTTCAGA